ATGATGATACTGGGAACCTAACCATTGGCACCACCGTCGTTGTGAGTGAAGATCAGATAAGGATTGGCCCGGCATCGTACAACCCGATGCTCATCCTTAAAGCGGCATTTGCCTATATGGAATATTCCCGTGAACATGACTGGAACCTCTACGATGACAAGGGCCTTAAGATCGCCCGTGACGACATGTTTCTGTCGGGCATACGGAAGGCTGGTCTGTGAATAGATGGGCCAGGTATATGGAACGGGCGAAATGATGAAACGCTTTGTAGCAATGTGGATCAGGTACAATGACTGGAACCTCGAATGCCATGAAGACCGCGCCCATGCCTTCTCCAAAAGATTTATCACGCATAAGGTGGCTGTCTTCTTTTCCAAAGTCCGGGAATACGTGGGTTCGTGTTTTCCTAGCGAACCTTATGATCCCGAAGGGCCGTCCCCTTACCCTGAAGGAAGTTTCTTCAATGCCATTCTACACCGACACAAGAAAGGGCGGGTGGAGCCGGACGGAATATTTCGGGAAAGCCCACCACCCCTACAGCCAAGAAAGACATGGTGAAAATAAGTCTGTATATATTGTCAGGGACCCCGTCGATGTGGTCCCGAGTTGTGCTAACTTCTTCGGGGTCACGATAACCCGCATGGCAAAGGAAGTAGCCAGGGATTGGCCGCGACACGTCGCAAGCTGGTGGCCGCATATAGATTTGGTCCTAAAGTATGAAAATATGCCAGATAATTTCCATGTCCTCGCCCAGCACCTTGACATGCCAAGCGACTTCCAAAGCGTTGTCACCGCGATCTCCCATGCCGATTTCGACGGCCTCAAGGCCGACGAGGCTAAACATGGCTGGGTTGAGGCGTCTGAGAAGGGCGGTGCGTTCTTTCGTAAGGGAACAGTCGGCCAGGGACGTGAAGTCATGACCGACGCCCAGGTAGCGAATATCGTTAATGGTGCTGGCGAGTGGTACGAAAGGCTGGGGTATGCCCGATGACGAACTGGTAAAATTAGATGGGTTGGACAAGGCGATATTGGGAGTTTGCCAAATCCACTGTCAAGAGCCGAGACTTATATATGATTGGGACCGGTGTATCGTGGTATTGGTTGAAACCAACGATTGGACGTATGATGAGGCTGTCGAGTGGATGGATCATAACGTAACCTGTCTTTATACCGGTAATACGACACCGGCGTTTTTGTATAAATACGACGAGGAAGAATATGAATAACGGGAGCCACACTCCAAGTGGTGAACACCGGCGTCATGACCTGATAGCGGGATAAAAGATCGTCTCAAGGGCGTGGTTCCAGCCGCCGTAGTACAGCCGGTGGTGCTTCATTGGGCCTGTAAGGCGATCAACCGGTGTATTTAAAGCATTATTAAGTGAAGGACAATTCAATGCCAGTTCGTAAGGTCAAGGGTGGTTATAGATGGGGAACCAAGGGGAAGGTCTATAAGAAGAGGTCCGACGCCTTGCGCCAGGCCAAGGCGGCTTATGCGTCTGGGTATAAACAAACTCCGAAGCGACGAGGTAAATAGAATGCCAGCGCATAAAGACAAACTCCGAACTGGGGTTTCCTCCAAGGCATACAGCGAGGGGCATAAGAGGATTTTCGGCGAGAGGCTGGAGCGCCGGGAGGAAACCAAGGCGGAAATAGAAAAGCGGGAAGCCAACCGCAAGTACGCCCATGCCAAGGAAGCCGAGGATGGCAAAAAAGACGCCCAGTGGTATGTGGACAACGAGCGCCGGGTGCCGATGGACCCAAATTTCAAACCCCGCAAAAGGTTTTTCAGTAAGGCATACAGCGAGGGCTATAAGAAGGTTTTCGGCGGCGAATGATGATGATGCCCGACGACCACGACGAAGAAAACTGCCCCCATTGCGATGTGATAACGATCTTCGTCACCTACGGGGCAATGGGTTGGGACCCGCAGGATATCATTGAACAGGTTTTCAGGGGCCTTATCTCCCTGGTTGCCACCGCCCCCGACGATTTACGTGAAAACATGACGCTGAACATCTCTGAACACATCGGCGAATACGTTGAGGAAGTCAGGGCCGATATGACAGACCACAACATTACACACAGGATACATTGAAATGCCTGAAATTCATGACAAGGTCGTCAGAGCGTGTATATAGGGACCAGATGCGGCGGGTTTTGGCATTCTTGGCCTATCCGGTGGCTTGACCGCCGTGTGGGGTACTTGAATTCTTGGATTTGGAGGAAAAGGTGGCAGCGAAACGGGCGCGGTTATCCAAAGTAGATGATTTTCAGTGCCGTTGGATACGTGGTGAGGTCGAAAAAGACCCGTTATGCTGTGCGGACCCGGTTTTCCGCTATTCTTCATGGTGCGAGAGGCATTATAAGCGGGTTTTTTCCCAAGATCAGCGGCGCACCAAGAGCCAAGTAGATTTTATGGCTAAAATCGGTGGGATTCCCTACAGTAGTTGACGTTTGAGTGGGGTTTGTTTAGGGTACGTACTATGTTTAGTTTAGTTACAGAGTTTTACGGATAATGACCCCTCGCCAAAAAGAGTGCTTGGATTTCATAAGAACATTCTGGACGGATAAAGGCTATGCACCGTCTTATGAAGAAATCAGACGTGCTTTGGGCGCTGGTAGTAAAGCCAGTGTGGCTGATCTAGTGTCCAAATTAGAAGAGCGGGGGTACATCAAGCGGATGCCAAAACACGCCCGGTCAATTCGCTTAGTAGAGGCGGCTTTACCCCCCAAACCGTCTTTGCAACAACGTACCCCTGCTCCCACTATTGATGACAATAGGAGAAATAAATGACCACGACTCCTTCAGAGATTACCGACGCCTATCTTACTTGGATGACGGAAGACGAGAAATTTCGGGATGGCAACAAGGCCGCTGGGACCCGCGCCCGGAAGGCGCTGATGGAAATTATCAAACTGGCGAAGTTGCGCCGCAAGGAAGTTACTGATATTAAGAATACTTGACCGGCCACTGTGCCGGTTCCTCCCTGTTAAACTCTTGCCCCGGAACCCTGTTCCGGGGTACTTTTCTTATATGATACCGTCTCATATCCGGGAGCAGCTTGATAATATCAAAGAGTTGCCCCTCGCAGACCAGCGTGACATCCTTGCGATATTGGATAAGCATGACTTGGCTTCGGCGCAGCATTCAGGCAAAACTAGTTTTCTCGCGTTCGTCAAGAAGGTCTGGCCCCAGTTCATCGAAGGCTACCACCACAAAATCATGGCAGAGGCGTTTGAGCGGGTAGCCAAGGGGGAACTCAAGCGGCTCATCATCAACATGCCACCCCGGCACACCAAGAGTGAATTTGCCAGCCACCTGTTCCCGGCGTGGTTTTTAGGTCAGTACCCCGACAAGTATGTCATTCAGGCTTCCAACACCGCTGACCTTGCTGTGGACTTCGGGCGCAAGGTGCGGGACACGATAAGCGATGAGGCTTATCACGAAATATTTCCAAATGTTTCCATCCACCCCGATGCTGCGGCGGCTGGTAAATGGAAGACAACCGCCAAGGGGGAATACTTCGCAATCGGCACCGGTGGCACTCTAACGGGCCGTGGTGGTGATTTGATCATTCTGGACGATCCCCACTCCGAACAGGAAGCCAAACAGGCGGAAATGAAGCCAGAAATCTACGACAACGTCTTTGAATGGTATACCTCCGGGCCGAGACAACGTGTGCAACCGGGGGCGGCTATTGTGATCGTCATGACACGGTGGTCTAAGAGGGACTTGACGGGACGGGTGATAAAGGCGTCGATGGAGAAGGATGGTGATGAGTGGGAGGTCATCGAACTCCCTGCCATCCTACCCAGTGGCGTACCGATCTGGCCTGAATATTGGCCCGAGAAGGAAATCCTCGCCATCAAGGACGAATTGCCGATTCCGAAGTGGATGGCGCAGTACCAGCAGACACCCACTGCCGAAGAGGGTGCGTTGGTTAAACGGGAATGGTGGAAGCGGTGGCCCCATAAGGTAACGCCAGACGTTGAGTTCATCATTCAATCATGGGATACGGCGTTCGAGAAGACGCAGCGGAGCGATTACAATGCCTGTACAACGTGGGGGGTGTTTCAACGTGAGAGCGAGGCGACAGGCAATATGGTGCCGAATATCATCTTGCTGGATGCCTTTAGGAAGAGGATGGAGTTTCCTGAATTGAAACGGGTGGCCCTTGATTTATACCGTCAATGGCAACCGGAAGCGTTCGTGGTTGAGAAACGGGCTTCTGGAGCGCCCCTGATTTATGAATTGAGGGAAATGGGTATTCCAGTGGCGGAGTTTACACCATCTAGAGGTAACGATAAGATTGCTAGAGTAAATGCTGTTTCCGATTTATTTGCATCTGGTGTAGTGTGGGCTACGGAACACCGATGGGCCGAAGAGGTCATCGAAGAGTTTGCCGAGTTCCCGGCAGGGGAACATGACGATTATGTGGATAGCGGAACGCAAGCCTTACTTCGGTATCGGCAAGGTGGATTTGTCCAGGCGCAACTTGACGAGGAAGAGGATGATACCCAAGTGCTGCCTATCCAGAAATATGAATATTATTAGGGGGCGACATGGCGATTGATAAACGGTTGATCCCAGCAGAAGTCGATATTGAGGGCAGCAATGACCTTGCGGTGGAGTTACCTCCTGAAGAAGAATTCGATTTTGATTTGGTCGAGGAAGAAGAAAACGATGATGGTAGTGTCATTATAGATTTCGACCCCTCTGCGGCGGAAAATGAAGAAGGTGAGCATCTAGACAACCTTGTTGAACATATTGAAGAGGGGGTCTTAACAACTATCGCTACCGAACTCGTCCAAGCCTACGAGGACGATAAGTTGACCCGTGAACCGTGGGAAAAAGCCTATATCAAGGGACTGTCCCTTCTGGGTATGCAGATTGAGGATCGTACACAGCCGTGGTCTGGTGCTTCAGGAGTTTTTCATCCAATCCTTACAGAAGCCGTGACCAAGTTTGTGGCTGACGCCATGATGGAAACATTTCCTGCTTCTGGGCCGGTATTGACCAAGATAATCGGGAAAACCACCCCCGAGCGCGTGAAACAAGCCAAGCGTGTCCAGAAGGACATGAACTACCAGTGTGTAGAGGTTATGAAGGAGTACCGCGACGAACACGAACAGGCACTCTTCCATTTAGGTGTTGGTGGGTCTGTTTTCAAAAAAGTTTACTTTGATCAACAACTAGGTCGTCAGACGGTCCCTTACATCATGGCAGACGACTTCGTCGTCGCCTATGGAACCACCAACCTTCAGACTTGTCCACGCGCCACCCACGTAATGAAGATGTGGCCGAATGATTTGAAGAAGAAGCAATACTCTGGCGAGTATGCTGATGTGGACATCCCCAAACCCAGTATCCAATACGGCGAGGTTGATGAAAAAGAAGACAAGGTGGCGGGGTCTGCACCGTCCGCAGAAAAAGATGATCGGCACACAATGTTGGAGATACACGTTGATTATGATCTGCCGGGGTTTGAAGATGTGGATGATAATAATGACCCAACTGAAATCGCGGTTCCTTACATCTTCACCATCGAAAAAGACAGCCAGACGATTGTTTCCATTTATCGGAACTGGAGGGAGGATGATGAGAAAAAACTTAAGCGCGATTTCTTCATTCAGTATAAATATCTTCCGGGGTTAGGATTTTATGGTATGGGGTTGGTGCATCTTCTAGGTGGCATTACTAAGTCTGCCACGTCTATCTTACGCCAACTGATTGACGCTGGGACGCTGTCTAATTTACCAGCCGGGTTAAAAGCGCGTGGCCTTCGCATCAAGGGAGACGACAGCCCCTTAAGACCCGGCGAGTTCCGAGATGTTGATGTCCCTGGTGGTGCCATTAAAGATAACATTACATTCATTCCATATAAGGAACCTTCCACGGTTTTGTATCAATTGCTTGGGACAGTTGTGGAGGAAGGACGGAATATCGCCAGCATTGCTGACTTGAAGATATCCGAAATGGATAATCAAGCACCAGTGGGGACAACGCTGGCGATTATAGAGCGCGGCATGAAGGTTATGTCCAGTGTCCATGCCCGAATTCATGCATCTATGCGTCAAGAGTTCAAGTTGATTGCTGAATTGGTGAAGGACTTTCAACCAAAAGAATATGAATATGACGTTGAGGATGGGGCCACTCGCGCTCAAGATTATGATGAGCGTATTGATGTACTTCCGATATCCAATCCCAACGCATCGACAATGGCGCAGCGCATTATGCAGAACCAAGCAGTTCTTCAGTTGCAGCAGATGGCCCCTGAAGTCTATGACAAGAAACTACTTCATCGGCAGATGATTGATGCGATGGGTGTAGATAACGCCGACAAGATTATTCCTCTGGATGAAGATCGAAAACCGATGGACCCGGTAGCGGAAAACATGGCGATTATCACCGGCAAGCCACTCAAGGCATTCATCCATCAGGATCATGAGAGCCATATCAGGGTTCATCTGGCCGCAGCCGAAGACCCTAAAATTCAATCAATTATCGGGCAATCTCCCGCAGCTAAATCAATCGCGGCGGCGGCGGCAGCGCATGTGCAGGAACACGTTGCGTTCCAGTACCGCCGGGAGATTGAGAAACAGCTTGGCGTACCGATGCCAGACTATGACAAATCGTTGCCAGCGGAAGCAGAGGTCATGTTGTCTAAATTGACTGCGGATGCCGCTGAAAAGGTTCTTAAGAAGGATATTGCTGAAGCACAGGCTCAAAGGATCGCTGAACAGCAACAAGACCCGGTCTTGCAAATCCAGAAGTTGGACGCCCAGACCAAGGCCAAAGAGGTCGAACGCAAAGGTCTTGCGGATCGTCTCCGTGCCTTCTTGGGTATGGAACAGATTAAGTCCAAAGAGCAGATGTTCCTTGTCGATACCCAGAAAGACATGATAGACAAGAAAACGAGCATGGAGCGCAGCAAGATTGATATCCTCATGGAAATTCAACGGCTACTCACCGAAGAAGAACGTGTCAAGTCGCAGGAGATGCAAACGGGAGCGCGTATCGGGGCCGATGTTGCAATGTCTGTGGAAGACGACAAGATCGAATACGAACGCATTGCTTCGCAGGAGCGGATAGCCAAAGGGCGGGGAGATACAGACCTTCAGAGGGCGGATATTCAGTCTGCGACTTCATTACATCAGACCGATGAACAGGCGAAAACGGCTCGTATACAAACGGCAACTACTCTCGCCGGTAAGTTTATGGACGTACTTCAAGCTAGGACACAACAAGGGCAGAGTGGCAATAAGAATGAAGAAAATGGTTGATGACAGGGATAATGGTAAGTAATATTTTAACGACTTTCCAAGAACGCCTTCGTCGGGAGATGAATGATGTGGCTGATCACATAGCAACAGGTGGATGTTTATCAGTTGGGAGCGCGGCTGACGTTGCAATGGAATATGCCAAGCAGTCTGGCAAAGTCGAAGGTTTGGCGATAGCGGAAAGACTTCTTTTAGATGTCGCGGAAGAGTCAGAAAAAGCAGAAGAACAGGATACATGAACCAAACAACAGCTAAAATCGAAGAAATTAAGCGGCCCGAATTAGCTGGGTTCGATATGCAAAAGGCGACTCAACTTCCAGAGCCGAGAGGGTGGCGCATTCTTATTGCCATCCCGGAGGTCGATGAAACGACTGTCGGTGGTGTCATAAAAGCGGACATCACCAAACATATTGAACAAACTTCGACGGTTATCGGGCTGGTTCTGAAAATGGGTGATTCATGTTATAAGGACGCCAACAGGTTCGGTGAAGACGCGGAGCCGTGGTGTAAAGAAGGCGATTTTGTTTTGACCGGGGCGTACAAGGGGGTCCGTTTCAACATTTATGGCAAAGAGTTCCGTATTATCAACGATGATACGGTTCAGGCTGTCGTAGAGGACCCGCGAGGTTATTCAAGAGTATAATGGCTAAAGCCGCAAAACAGGAATTTGAGGAACCCCAAGCTATGCCAGAGCCTAACGACGATGACGATGAACTGGAAATAGAGGTTCTTGACGACACTCCCGAAGAGGACCGCCAGATGGCGCGTCCCGCCGCTGACCGGGTGGACCCGGACAGCGAAGAATTCGAGGAGGAAATCAAGAATTACTCCACTGCTGCACAACAGCGCATTAAGGCTCTTAAATACGAATACCACGAAGAAAGACGTGCCAAGGAAAACGCACTTCGTCAAAGTGAAGAAGCGGTTAAATATGCTGAACGGGTAGTTGGTGACAATTCTGCGCTCAAACAGGGCCTCGATAATTCCAATGCTGTGTTGATTGAGCAATATGGTGCGCGGAGTGATGCTGAACTGGAAGCAGCCAGACAAAAGTTCAAGGACGCCTATGATGGTGGAGAGACGGATGAACTTTTAGCGGCGCAAGAAGACCTTTCCCGCCTTCATGCAGAGCGTGTTAAGGCGCTGGCAGAGGCTGAAGCCTTCCAGCGTGGCCGTCAACAGCAGCAGCAGGTTCAACAACCACAGGCGCAACCAACGCAAGATACAGGTACTCCTGATGTTCGTGCGATGGAGTGGTTAAAGTTAAATCCTTGGTATCAGGAAGCGGGTAGAGAAGATATGACTGGTTACGCAGTCGGACTTCATCAAAAATTAGTACAACAAGGCTTTGATCCCCGTCTTCATGAAGAATATTATATTAAGATTGATGAGGGAATGCGTACCGTATTCCCTGATTATGAATTTTCCAGTGGGCAAAAAGGTGGTAACGGGGCATCGACCCCCGCTGTGACCTCTGGAAAGAAACTACCCCCTGTGGGTGGGCCGTCACGGGGCGGTAAACCCCCGCGCAAAGTACAGCTAACCACCACCCAAGTCGCCCTCGCAAAGCGCCTTGGGTTGACCAACAAGCAGTATGCCGCTCAAGTTGCAAAGGAACAGTTGAATGGCTAAAGCAAAGCGCACCGCTCCAAAAGAGCGAGACACCGAGACACGCGAAACTGAAGATCGGGAGACACACTATCGTCCCCCATCGAATCTTCCAAACCCCATGCCTCAAGACGGCTATGTGTTCCGCTGGATCAGGACCTCCATGTTTGGAGAAACTGACAATCGGAACGTGTCCATGCGGTATCGTGAGGGTTGGGAGCCTTGCCTTGCGGAAGATCATCCCGAATTGATGATCATGTCCGACGCCGAGACGGAGTTTGAAGGTAACATCGTTATCGGTGGCCTGATGTTGTGCAAATGCTCTGAAGAATTGATGCAACAGCGCGACGAATATTATAGTGGCAAGTCCAAGGACCAACAGGCAAGCGTGGATCAAAATTACATGCGCGAGAACGATCCGAGGATGCCCCTCCTTGAGACGGAGCGTCATTCGGAGACTACGTTCGGCGTTGGTCGGGGTCGTAAATGACCCCTTAATTTGCGAAAGGAACAGTAAGATGGCCGCAACTGCCGCCCCTTACGGGTTCGTTCCGGTAAATCGTATGAGTGGTTATGAAGGCGGGTCCTTCAGGCAACTCAAGATGACGGATTCATACGGCACTTCCATGTTTTTTGGGGATGTCGCGGAACTTGTCGCCGCCGGGACAATCGAACTCGACACTGCCGCAACCTCGACACGTCCCATTGGGATTTTCCAAGGTTGTAGCTTCACCGACCCGAACCTGAACTATAAGGTGTTCGCCCAGATGTGGACTGCTTCCACGTCGGCGACGGATATCTTGGCCCATGTCGCTGACGATCCGCGACAGGTCTTTCAGGCGCAATCCGATGGCACTCATGCTCAGACCACCCTTGGCCTGAACGCGGAGATCATCACCTACGCCGCTGGCAACACCAGCATTGGCAAGTCAATCTTGGCTCTCGACCAATCTGGCATTGCCACCACCGCTACTTTCCCGTGGCGTACTATTGCGTTCGTGGACGGTCCATTTTCCGCTGTTGGAGATGCTTTCACCGACATGCTTGTCGTGTGGAACGCCGATATCCATCAGTACGACCTTGCTCTTGGCACATAAGGAGGATTGAGCAATGGCTGCAATTTCAAGAGCGCAATTACTCAAGGAACTCCTTCCTGGCCTGAACGCCCTGTTTGGCCTTGAGTACGATAAGTACGAAGACGAACACATGGAAGTCTACGACAGCGAAAGTTCCGAGCGTTCGTTTGAAGAAGAAACGAAACTGTCCGGGTTCGGGGCGGCTCCGGTGAAGAACGAAGGTTCGCCGATTGCCTATGACACCGCGCAGGAGAGTTTCACCCAACGGTACGACCACGAAACGATTGCGATGGGCTTTTCCATCACCGAAGAAGCGATGGAAGACAACCTGTATGACAGCCTGTCTTCGCGATACACCAAGGCGTTGGCTCGCGCCATGTCTTACACCAAGGAAGTCAAGGCGATGATCCCGTTTAACGATGGTTTCACCGCGACCACCGGCTACCTCTCTGGTGATGGCGACCAGTTGTTCTCGACCTCGCACAGCATCGTGCAGGGTGCGGACCTCTCCAACCGCCCGGCGACTGCCACCGATCTGAACGAAACGTCCCTTGAGGACGCCGCCATTCAGATTTCCAATTGGACCGACGAACGTGGTCTGTTGGTTGCGGCCCAGCCTGTCAAGTTGGTCATCCCGACCAATTTGCAGTTTGTTGCCACACGTATCTTGGCGTCGCAGTACCGTACCGGTGTTGCTGACAACGATGTGAACGCCATCGTTCACAACAGCACCATCCGGGATGGGTACTCCGTTAATCATTATTTAACCGACGTAAATGCCTGGTTTTTGAAGACGGATATTCCAAACGGCTTGAAGTATTTCAACCGTGTCGGACTTTCCACGTCGATGGATGGTGATTTCGATAGCGGGAACGTGAGGTACAAAGCCCGTGAACGGTATTCGTTCGGCGTCTCCGACTATCTTGGCCTCTTCGGATCGCCTGGATCGTCGTAAGCACGAAGGATACTAAGAAAAGAAATGGGGGCCTTCGGGTCCCCATTTTTTATTATCAAAGTGGTGTGGAGCCGAATATACCTATACATAACCCGTACAAACATCGATCAAGTAACATTTAACGTAGCGTTCTCTTTTTTCTTTTGTTATATCTTAAGGGCATTTGAATGGAACCAGCCCCATGCTGGTTCTGGTTAACCAATAGGAGAACTGTTCAATGCCTACACATTTTACTAATGGCGTATCCAACGTCGTTTCGGGCAACCCCCTTTATGAATTCGGGATGCTCGACCCCACCAAATACCACATTATTTTCGATGACTTCGATAAGCTGCCGATTGCCGCGAATTACACCCTGACCGCGATTTCAGGGGGGACGGGGACCTCGGCCATCTCTTCACCTGACGAGGATGGGGGCATGGCGCGTGTCACGACTGCCGCTGACGATCTTGACGGTATCGCCGCAGAGTGGCTTGCCGAGAGTTTCTTGATGGAAACCGGCAAGAAAGCATTCATCAAGACCCGGCTTTCAGTTGGGGACGCCATTCAGTCCGCATGGATTGTTGGCCTTCATTCAACGGACACTACGCCCCGCGATGCAACGATGCGTTTCCTCTTTGAGAGCGTCGATGCTTCCGCTGCTTGTTATTTCAACAACGACAACAACACCACAGACAGCGACAGCGGCACTATCGCCACCCTGTCAGATGACACGTTCATCACTCTGGCGGCGTACTATGATGGCGTCACCAGCATTGAGTTGTATGCCGATGACGTGTTGATCGAAACCATGACCGACATCACCGTCCCCGGCGCTGAGATGGCGTTGGGCTTCGGTTATTGGAACGGTGCTGCCGGTGCGGAAACCACGGACTTCGATTACGTCTTTGTTGCGAAGGAGCGTTAGTCATGCATACCAACTTGACAAAAGTTGGGGGCAAGTGGGCCGTCGAGGTTATCGGCGGTCCCGATGAAGAAACGCTGGTTAAGACCTTCTCTGGCCGTGAACATGCG